TTTTGATAGACCTCGTAAAATTCTGCTCCAAGATAAGTAACAGGATTTTGGATAGCTCCAAAGACAATTTGTAGGAAAGATGACTGATAATCAGAATTGGTTGGTTGACACATCCATTCGATAATGTCTCTCATTACTTCCGAGAAGTCTCTGTCCACTTCGTCTTCGTCATTTTGAGCTTGGAAAGTCGGCAGGATGTAGTTAGCGGTCATATTAGCATGCATGGCAATGCCTTTATTTCTAGCCATACTTCTAGTGCCACGCCACTTCCACTGTTCATTAGGATCATCCACACTAGTATCCACAAAAGCATTAAACATCATTTGTCCTCGATTAAGGTCGTCAATGACACTCCGGTCGTTAAGTTCTGTCCAAGGTTTAGTTAAAATATCAGAACCAGTCGCATAATCATCACGAACAATTTTAGTGAGATTGATTATCTCTTCGTTGGGTTGATAGGCCGAGACAGCTTCGGAAATTCTACCATCTCTATTTTTAGTGAGTTGTCCAATCATTTTTAATTAGAGTTATTTTTTCTATTATATCATAATTTCCATTTGTCAACAAGTTTTTTAGTTAAATCTTTTTGAAAAACCAGACGAAGAGGAGCGGTGAATAGAGACGGATGTTTTTTTTACTATCGGTTCCATCATTAAAGCATAACGTAGGGCATCACAATTAGAAACTAAAACTCCATTAGCAGTAAAAAATCCATTAGTCGTTACTGTGGCAAAGACTTCTTCTTTTCCTAAGTGCTTTAGCTTTGCAATTATTGTTGCAGAATTTTCCAAACTTTGTTTTGGCAATATATTCTTTTCCACATTGGTTGCAATTTCTCGTGATTGAGTATCTTGGAAAATACTTTGAGTTAATTTTCCCAAGTTCTCTTCTAAATTTTTTTCCTTGTTCTGTCTTGCTCCACTCACTAGCCTTTTGAATTGTTTTTTGAATTGTTTGCCTCCATTTAGGTAACATTTCATTATAGTGCTCTTTATTGTGTTCCATACTAGAAACAAGTTGGAGATTAGATAACTCGTTGTTAGTAGTGTTATGGTCTTTATGGTGGATATGAAACCCTTTAGGTATTTTTCCATTATGTTTTTCCCATATATACCGATGAAGGCGTTTTGTTTTATAGCCTGTAAGTTTCGTCGCAGAAGATACAAAATAGTTTTTAAGCTCACTGCGTTTTGAGTCTGGGTATCGTCTAAAGATAATTCCGTCAATAATTTGTTTTTCCATAATACAATTTTATCAGAATATCGCAAGGAGTCAAGTCTTACAAACCCCCTAGGAGTTAAATATGGGTGATCGATTGTTACCTTAGACCCCATAAACTCATATATATCTTTAATGCCAGTTGATTTTTGATATAAAATTGAGCCAAAAGGTAAATCAATTAAGGCATCCTTAGTAAAACAAGCGTGATCATTCTCTTTAATCGGGTTCTCTTCTTCGTTTTTGTCTGGCTTTTTGTCAGGATAGGAATAAGTTTCAAGTTCCCAGATAAGGTTTTTACAAGACTGGTGGATAAATAAGCGATTAGACTTAAATAATTCTCTAACTGTATTGATGCCATTGCGAATACTGTCTTTATTTTTGATAACATCTCTTATGTTTACTCCTCGACGACGTAATTCTTCTATCCCAGAAGCACTTTCTGGGTCAGGATAGACTTCATTAAATCTTAATCCAGCCGTATAATCAGCAATTTGAGCGTCAGTCTTTTCTCGTTCATACCATTCGTCTGTTATCCAAAATACTCCGTCAGTGTCCTTTTGAATAGTTAGAACAGCACAAGGACTATGAAATCCAAAGTCAATACCAGCAATTGTTTTAGCAACCTCAAATCTTTCTCCATCAAAACCAGCTTCTTCAAATAAATGTTTGTCTCGATTGAATTCTTTATAAACCAATCCTTCTGTCTTGCGGAAGTCGGCCAAGTATTCTTGAGCAAAGCGGTCTTCAGTTAGTTCTTTTCTCGCCTTATCTATTTCCTCTTTAGGCATAAAAGGATTGTCATAGGATGTAAAGTGAAAAGACTTGTAGTCATCATCTTCGTTCTCT